TTGAACAGGTGCAGGCAATCGGCGGCGGGGACGCGGAGCGGGTCCATGCGGAGAGACCCCAGCGGATCGCCCGGGCGGGAGGACAAGACCCGATAGGCGACCCGACAACCGGCGGCATCGAACTCGATGCCCGCGCGGATCCGCGCCCCGCCGCCGATCTCGCGGTGCAGGTCCATGGGAACCTGCTCGCGATCCAGAAGCTCGATTTGGAGGGGAAGTGCAGCGGCGTCGCTGGCAACGCGCAGCCGTGCGAAGCTCTCGCCGCTCTCGACCATCGCCCGCACAGCCATGGCCTGCAGCCCGTAGAAATCGGCCAGCCCGTCTGGAGCGGCGTGATCTGTCCAGCGCAGCCAGAGCGCCTGCAGCCGTTCGCGCACCGCGCGGTCGGGATGGGTGGATTGCGGCTTGATCCCGGCGCCGGCGACATTGCCGACGAGGCTGTCGACCGCCGCCGCGACCCACGGATTGTTCCGCGCATACCATCCGGCCCGCCGCGCCGCCGTGGTCGCGCCCGCCAGGATCGCCGCGTTCAGCCCGTCAACCGTCCGCGCCCCCTCCCAACGCCGACCGCCACCCGCAGCGTCGAAGCCGCGAGCGCGCGCGAGGCCGAGGAGGCGATGGAGGAAGGTGCGCATGGGCGATAGAATCGCCCGAAACGGTCCCTCAAGCTATTGGGAATGTTTGGGAAGGTTCCTGGAGCAACTCCGAATCGCGCAAATCGGGGCGGCGCTCCGGCACCACCTTGTTCAGGCGGCGATCAGGTCGGAGTCGATCAGGGCCTCGTTGACCCGCCGAAGGACGGTCAGAACCTTGTCGCGCTGCGACGACAGGCCAGCAGCGACGGCATCGGCGCCGGTTGCGCCGCCGAGGATCACCCGCAGCCTCGGCCGCATGCCTGCAACCGGGCCCGGCTCGTCCGTTGCGGCCTCAGTAAGCCAGTCGGCGATCCGGTCCTGGGCGTCGACATCGCCGAACAGGGCGCGCGCCACCAGGGTCAGGGTTTCGAGCTTAGGCGCGCGCTCCGTCAGACGGGACAACATATCCGCGTCCTCGTCGCTCAACGCCCGCTCGAAAGCCGCTGGCACGCTCGCGAGTTCCGCCTGCTCGCCTGCCCAGATACCGGCACGCACGGCGAGCAGTTGCGCATATGCAAAGTCCGGCTCTTCTGCCAGTAGCGCGGCAACTTCCGCGACAGCGGCTGCATCAGGACCGGCAATCAGCCGTTCTCCAAGCATCCGAGCGTGAGCAAGCTCTTGAAGACGAGCAATCACACCCTCTCCGATTTCGCCAGCCGCCTCTGCTGCTGGGGCAATCGGATGGTTCAGATATCGGATGGCGATCAGCCATGGCAACTCTCCGCGGTCGAGTCTCGCCGCGTAATCTGCAACACCTCCGGCGTCGGAAAGCTCCGCAAGCGACAGAGTTGCCGCTTCCCTCGCCGCTTCGATCCCGTCGAGATGCGCGGCAAGCCGAATGCGGAGCGAATGCACGACCTCGTTGTGCAGCCCTTCCTCGAAACACCGATGGACTATCGTCCACGCCTCCTCGCACCGGTCCAGCGCGATCAGCATCTCGGCCAATTGAGTGCGCGCGTCAACATTGAATGGCAGGCGCCGCATGTGCTCCCGCCTGACAATCTCCGACGCTGTAATCGCACCGCGCGCTTCCAGCGCGTCAGCCCATAGGGTCCAGGCATGTGCGTCGAAAGGCTGCCAATGCAGCGCGAGTCGGGCGAGGTCCTCGGCCCGGACGCACGCCGCCTTATCCCGCGTCGCTGCCATCGCCATGCCAAGCTGGTGCACCGCAGCGACCAAATGATGGCTGATCCCGGTTGCTCGCGCGAAACGGACATGTGCCTGCACAAAAGACTCGATCGCCGGGACCATCTCGCCATAGGGCGTCGTTTCCAGCCGCTCTATCAGCGTCTTGCATTCGTCCGGCATCGGGGAACGGTAACCGTCAGCCGGCTGGAAATTCGAATTGCCCATGACATTCATTTGCGGATCGCACGCCCACCAAGCCGGCGGCTCGATGTCCGCGTCGCGGTATTGCCTGGTGCGCAACAACGCAGAAATTTCCTTCCGCCACTGAGCGGGCTGACGCGGATAGACCCTCTTTAACGCCAGCCATTCCTCTGCGAATTCCTGCTCGGACGGTTCCCGGGCGATGGCCCACTGAGCCAGCCCTGCAAGCCAAGGCGCCTCCGAGGTCTGCTGCGCCACCTTCGGCAATCGGCGCAGGCCCATCAGCCCAACGTCGAGGTATTCCCGTGGCAAGGCCCCACCGGCCTCGCGACAGATGTCCATCCACAGCCGCGTCAGATCCTCAGCATCGACGACAGGCTGCGTCACCGCCAATGTCAGGAGGAAGGCCGCTCGTGCATCCCGTGCCGGCGACTGCACCAGCCGCGACGTCCAGTCCAGAAGCCTGATGCGGTTGTCATGCACCCACTGCGCCACCCCGCCCGGCTCCAGAGCGCGGATGATCTCGAAGCTCTCTGAAATCTCACGGATTAGTCGGCCGCGCTGGCGCCGGTCAGCCGGGATCGGCTCGCGCCGCCGCGCGTCCAGCCAGGCCGTGATCGCGGCGCCCAGCTGCGCCCGCGCCGGATCGTCAGCGGCCAGCGGGCCGAACAGCATGCGCGCCGCGTCCGGCGCATCCGCTCGTTCATAAGGCGAAGTGTCTGCGAAGCCGCGAATGAAGCGGTCATAGGCCTTCGCTGGATCGGCCTCGAATACCGCGATCCACGGATGGCGCGCGCCGCCTGCCATGTCCGACGCCACACCCATCAGGGCATATCCTCTCCAAACTCAAGACGCCCGCCAGCAGCTGGCTCGTCCAGCAGCGCCAGCCGGATCTTCAGAAGGTGATGGTTGCGCAAATCCTTAAGCTCCTCAGGCCCCCAAGGCCGTTCTATCAATGCCATAGCTCTAATGTGACTTCGTTTATACTCTATTCTCGTATGGAGCAGCTCCGGCTGCAAGCTCTCCTCGCCACCATCGGTTCGGAGCGCCATCGCTCGGCCGTAGGGGATCTCCTCGGGAGCAGGGAAGTAATACTCCCACGGCCTGGAATCCAGCACCGTTGGACAGGTCATCGGCACGGCGTCTGCACGCGCTGCCACCGTGACCTCCTTCACCGTGTAGACCATCAGGGCCACCGGGATCGGCACACCCGACTGCGGCTGATAGTGCGCGAGTCCCAACCGATCTCGCAGCAGATGCTGCCAGTCGGCGTGCTCGGCGTCGTCCCTCAAGCCATCGAGGAAAGCCGCGAAAGCAGGCCGATCGTCTCGATTGCGGTTCCATTTCGACAGGAATTTGTTGACGAGGGCGTTGTCTTCCGGGCTGGTGCTCTCCCACGCGGTCTTGAGCTCTTCATAACGGTTCAAGACAGCCGCGATCCCATCGGACTCCTTTAGGCCGTAGTGATCCGCCAACGGGCGATACAATCCCTCGACGCGGACCAGTTCCTGCGCCTCGTCTCTGTCGCCCGCTCCAGTGGGCCCAAGGTCGATGCGAAACGTGTCCGGCGTCTCGCCATCGATCTCGAGATTGTTCTTTACGTAAGAGACATGGCCATCCAGCAGCGCTTGGGAATCTGCACAATCGCCCAAGGACGCCTCGAATGTCGCCTTCCGCTCGGCAGAGACTGACTCCTCAAAAACGTAATTGTCGGCCCTCGCCCGATCCTTTTGCGACGAGCACAAGCGCAACGCGTCCACGGCGCTCTGAAGTGTTGTATTGTCGAACCGCAAGGTCTCTGTCAGCCTTCACAGGGAGGTGCCGTTTCCATCACGTAACACGAACGTGTCCCCATTCGGAGCGGTGATCAAGCCGCTGAACGCTCTGGCAACGCGCCAGTTGGCTGACGACGTCCGGCCCTCTGTCTTCGCAAACTCAATGCCGCCGCAGACTCTTGCGGGTGACGAGCCACTAAGCCATCCACGCCGACCGGATGACACGCCCGGCCTCGGCACCGGGTTGCACCGGGACCGACGCCACTCCCTCCACTTCCTCGTTCAGCCTGAGCCCCATGCTGATGAGCCCGTGCAGGGCGGCGTGGGCGTAGACGAAGGTGTCGAGGGCCTCGTTGCGCTCGCCGTCGCGCTTGGGTTGCCAGGAGCGGATAGGGCGTCCGCGCTCGAAGCGGGTGACGACGCGCTCGGCGGTCAGCTGGCGGAAGTAGTCGGCGTCGAGGCGGCGGGGGAAGTGGATCGCGCCGGGGCCGGGCTCGGTCAAGCGAAGGCGGGCGTAGACCGCGTCCTTCACCGCGTCCACGCCGACGATGAAGAGCGGGATCTTGCCCTTGTTCGTGCGCGTCGGGCGGCGCGGCCAAACTGGAATGCCGGGCCCGCCGCGGCCCTTGATCGCCCAGATGCGGCGGGCGAGGCGGGTGCGGCAGAACTCGTAGGCCATCTTGGTGTGGTGGCCGCCGGTGTCGATGGCCGCCGCGCGCACCGGCAGGTCGAGCCCCGCGGGATGCGGGAACGTCGCCTGCAGGACCATGTCGAGGTCGGACCAGAGTCGCGGCCCGGACGGGTCGCCCCAGAGCACGCGGTAGTCGATCACCCACGCCTCCTCGTCGCGGCCCCAGTCGAGGATCTGCACCTCGATCCGGTCGCCCTGCACGTCGACACCCGCGGTGAGCACGGCGACGGTGGCGGGCAGCGCCTCGCCCCAGTCCTCGCGCCGGGCCATGAGCGGGTCGGCCGGGACGGTGTCGCCCGCCTGGTCCTCCCAGGACTCGCCCAGCTTGGTGTTGACCCAGACCTGCAGGCGCGCGGGGTCCTTGCGGACGCGGCCGTGCTCGGCGGCGATCTCGGCCCATGTCTCCCAAGGCGAATAGAGCGCCGAGAGGTGGAAGCCCGCGGTGCGGCCGTCGCCTTGGGCGGTCGGGCGCCATTCGCCGGAGGCCAGCAGGCGGGGTTTCTCGTGCTCATAGTGGATTCCGCCGCAGGCGTCGCAGACCAGATGCGCCTCGTCGCGCCGCCCCTCGGGCCAGCGGATGCGCGCCCAGGTGATCGGCGCCATGTCGCCGCAATGCAGGCAGGGGACGTGGTAGAAGCGCCGGTCACTGTGCTCGAACGCCGCCTCGATGCGGGAATGGCCCTTCAGCGTGGGTGTCGAGACCATGTAGATCTTGCGCCGGCCGCGGAAGGTGGCGGTGCGCTGGATGGCCAGATCGACGGGATCGCCCTCGCCATCGGTATCGCCGGGATAGCCGTCCACCTCGTCGAGGAACAGGTAGCGGACGGGCGTGGAGCGCAGGCCGACGGCAGAATTGGCCCCGGTCATCACGAGCTGGCCGCCGGGGAAGGACTTGCGGAACAGGCTGTTGCCCGCGTCACGGGAGCGGGGCGCGGCGACCAGCTCGCGGAGCGCGGGTGTTGCCTCGATCAGCGGGTCGATGCGCACGGTTGTGTTCCGGCGCACCATGTCGAGCGACGGCATGACCAGCATGGCGATGCCGGGCGCGTTCTGGATGATGTAGCCGAGCCAGTTCAGCCCGGCCTCGGAGCCGCCGGTCTGCGCGCCCTTCATCAGCACGACGCGCTCGTAGGGGCGGGCCGTCGAGAGCGCGTCCATCACCGCGCGCAGGTAGGGCGTGCGGTCGGTGCGCCAGCGGCCCGGCTCGGCCGAGGTCGGCGGCAGGATGCGGTGCCGGTCGGCCCAGTCCGAGACCGGGATCGGCGGTTCGGGGCGGATGCCGCGCCGCCAGGCGAGGTCGATGTCAGGCACCATCGCCAAAGCTCCCCAGCGGCAGGTCGGCCAGGTGTTCGAGATG